ATCATCAGTAAAAAATAATAAATCACCAATTTTATTTACACCTGTAATTAAATATTGTGAATTAAAATTTAATACACTACTAGATACTACATGGTATCTTAATAACTGAGAGTTTGTGTCAAAAGATACTATCATGTCAGCGGTGTTAGAAGCTACAAACCAATAAAGTGTTTCTTTTTCACCATCATCATAAGCACCTATACAAACACCATCTGTTAATGGAGAGTTATTATGCTTTAGAGTTGTTAATTGTGAATTGCCTTTTGAGTTTTCTACCGCTCCTATCTCTGTAGTTTCAGTTGAACCCAGTCTAACATTTATAGCATCAACATACTCACCGGGTGGAAGAATCCTTTCATCCACACTTTTGTTCATTCTACCTGCTACAAAATTTGTTGTTACTATTGGCATGCTATTTTATCCATTTATTCTGGCCCCTTAAATTCATTAAGAGTCGACCAGGGTGTATATTACTTAATCTTATTTTTGCGTTTCTAAGCAAAGATGATTTATCTTTTCTTGCTCTGTTGACTATATACTCTTGTATCCCTAATCTACCATTCAAAATAGCATATTTAATATATGCGTAAATGTATTCTTCAAAAAGTTTATTTAGACTTATATTAGCGTCTGTTCCATTTTCCATACCATCTGATACGTATTCTAATACTATAGAAGAAGAAGCCGCTAAAGAACTAAAATTAATTACACCTCTTTGTTTGTCAATAGAAAAAGTAGGATTTGCGTTTGCTGTTTCTGTGTTTAGACCAAATCTTGAGCCAACTGCTTGGTCAAAATACCAACAGCCATCTACACACCATCCTTCATAACCATTGTATGGACTTTTTTTGTTTAAATAAATAGACCGAGCTCCACTTGCAAACGAAAAATCTAACTCTGAATCTTGAGGTTTAAGTACATTACCATCTTGGTCAAATAAAATATTAGATTGGTTGTCTTGTAAATAAGCTGTAGCCCATCCTGTTTGAATATTTTCTGTTAATGGTAATAAAATACCATTACTATAATAAGAAATTCTAACCCAATTAACATAATCAGGAGGTAAAATAAATCTAAGATCATCATTTAAGTCTAGTTGTAATATCTTGACCTCTTTCATGGCATCATAATTCAATTCTTGAATCCCTCTTTTAGCATGAAATAAAACCTGGTATCTATCTATATTGTTTATTAATTCATTATTTCCTTGATACATTAACATAAAATTATTAACTATATCATTCAAGGAAACAAATTGATAAGAACCCCAGTATTTATCTTTAGGGATTTGACCTGAATTTGTATAATATGCGTAATCATTTATATATGCCATACCCTATGATTGTGTTTGATTATCTTCTAATATTTCTTGTTTACCAAACTGATATACATCAGCTTCTCTAATTTCAATACCTATGTATTGACAAATTTTTGCTACAATACCTGGTTCATCTGATAATGGTAATTCAAAATCTTGGTAGTCAGCTTGACTTGAATCAAACTCTGGACTACCAGTAGTACCACCGACATTTAAATAAGTCCATTTAGGTGCTAGTGGGTATCTTACATATTCTGCACTAATTGATCCGCTTTGTATCAAACTTGTCGGATACACTGTTATTGTGTTACCTAACTGACCTGTCGCAGCATCACCACTTACTGCGCTTGTAGCTCCACCTAATACATATGCTGGATAACCAGTTGATGGTGCTGTTAAAGGTGAATTGTTTAAATAAAATATTTTATTTTGATTTACTCTTTCTACTTCAACTATACCATTGGTGTTAAATATAGCATACGTATTACCCACAGTTCCAGCTACCCCAAAAGGACTCGCTGATAATGTTAATTGAGTTTCACTATCTATACTTACAACATAGGCGCTAAATCCACCGTAACTACCAGCAGATGTATTTACAACATACTGGCCAACTTTTACTACAGCTGTTGTTACAAAAGTTGCATTACCATCTATCAATTTATTAACTCCAGAACCTGTAGTTGTAGACCCTGCAATGTAATTCGGATAATAGTTTATTTTGTTTATATAGTAGTAGTCAGAAGGTAAATTGTAAAAATTACTAGCTTGTTGTTTTAAAGATTGTGTTACAGAAAAACTATCTATAACTTCTACCAAACTTTTAACTATATCCGCATATCCCGTCCCTGAAACTCTTTGATTTTGTTTTGTAATCCAACTATTGTATTGATAAAAATAATCTTCAAATAAATCCATTTGAGCTTGTTGCGCATATAGATTAAAGTCTTGCGGAGAAACATAACCGTAATTATTTTTATTAGCTATAGCTAGGACTGTGTTTCGTACGCTATTTATCATTACACCCATGAGTAATTTTGTTTATACAAATATAAGTAAAAAAAAAGAGGCTTAATTGTTTAAGCCCCTTCTAACTGTAAGTTAAGTGTGATTATGCCCACGCTTCTTGTAATTGAGCTATTCCTGTAATAGGATATTTTGGCTCAAGCACATAGAAAGGTTTTGTCCAGCTTGTACTTAAAGCATTTTCAATATCATCAACGATGCTATTTAACTGCTCTTTTGTTTTAGCTGCGTCAGAAGCTGTTGAAGCTGTTAACTCAACACCTAAGACTTCTGCTGCACCTGTTGCGCTGTGTCCTACAAGGTTGAAAAGAATATCAACTTTTGTATTAGCACCAACCTCAACAGTTACAATGTCGTGAATAGGAATTAAATAATGAGCGTCACTTAAACTAATTTTTAGAAATTTTACCATAGTTAAAAATTTTAATGGGTTAAACAATCCAACAAAGATACGCTTTCTATTTGTCTTTTTTCAAGCGGTTAGATAAGTGTTTATATATTTCTAAACCTCCGTCACTTTGCATGTAAGCTGCTAAAGTATACTCCGGATCTTCACCAAAAGGTATAGTTAGTAGTTTTTTCTTATTACCCGGTAAATTAAAATATATATCTTTCTTACTGTTCTTAAATATCAAGTACCCATTAACCATAAATCTTCTGACCTCGTCTTGTAATTCAAGCATTGGGTCATTAACTGTGTCAATAAAATCCTCAGGGTTTGCTTTAGCGTAAATTAAAATATCTCTTTTTAATTGTGGTATAGTAAGTTTATCCACATGATTACCCATCAACACTCTACATACTGATAATAATTTATCCACTTCTAAATCTCTAGCCATAACTAAAGCATCAACTTCTAATTCAACTGATATCAACTCTTCTTGAGCGTCTTTAGCTTCGTCTATTTCTTCAAACAAACTTCCGTTTGATGGATGGTAATGCAAAAATTGTTGCAATACTTGATTTTCTCTTGGGACATATAGCATGCCGTCTTCAAAAACAACAGGCTCTAAAATAGCGTTTCCATCTTGGTCATCTTCAAATGGTGTTTTTTGATTTCTTGCATATCGTAAAGGTCTATTAATTCCTTTTTCTTCGTCAAAATATAATAAGGGTGATCTTCTTGAGTGCCTTGAACTCAACATGTATGCTAATGGTGAGTTTCCGTTTTTAAGCCTATAAGCCTTGGCTTTTAGTGTAGTATTTTTTTTCATTTTATTTAATTTAAATTTTAGTAAAAATAAATTCTACCCCCGCTTTTGCAGGGGTAAAACTTATAATAAATATTAATCCTTAAATAAGAAGAAGTTGTTAGCACCTAAAGTACAAACAGCTCTCTCAGATAAGAAATTGACTTCCATCGCATCTAAGTCAGAAGTTCTTGCTCCACCGGCAGAACCAGTAATCCAAGTTTTGTATCTTCTATCTTCAGTTTCAGAAGCTCTATATCTTACATGTAAGAATGGTCTCTTAGCGTTTTTACCAAGAATTTGGTCATAAACAGTAGTTGAACCAGCAGGTACTAATAACCCATTGATAGAACCACCTACTAAGTCACCTCTCATTGTAGGATCGTTTAGATATTTCCAGTCAGACTTGTAAAAGTCATAACCTCTTCTAAATCCTGTAAATCCAAGATTTAAAGCCATATCTTTATCATTATCGAATAGACCGTATGAAGAACCACCTGCTCCGTAAGAGTTTTGTGTTGCTAACATATCGTCAATGTCAAATGAAAATTCTCTATTTACAAAAATTACATTTTCTTCAATAGATCCTTGTTTATCTAGTCTTTGTATAATACTGTCAAATTGAGAAAGGTTCTGAGGGTTTCCACCACCATAAACATTTCCTCTACTTTCAACAAC